GATGTATTGACTATCGATGTATTTCTTGCCGTCGTTGTCCAGCCAGATAATGTCGCCTTTTTTGCTTTTCCCGTACGGGACCACCCGGGTGGCGACCTCCTCTATCGATTCCGTCCGCTCGACGCCCAGGAGGTTCTTCCCGTTTTCAACTATAAATCCGCGGTCGTAGCCGACCTCTTTTAAACAGTAAAAATCCCAATTGTTCCGGATCAGGCTCAGGCCAAACTTTGCACAAATGCCGGATTCCGGGTCCAGGAATGCTTCGACGAGGTTCTTCCGCTGGTAGTCCAGTTCTTTGCCGATAATTTGATCTGTGCAATCGCTGGCGACGTTGCTCGGGCATTCTGAAATCGCGTTTACGAGAACGTTCCTGCAGGCTGCCGCTCCGGTGTATTTGGTGTCTTCTGTTCCTTTCCAGAGCGTGTAATTCTTCAGGTTGTCGTACCAAACGTGCCGGGCGGTGATCGTCACTCCGTCCTCGTCTTCCGTGACCTCCACGATCCTGAAAAGCTGATCCTGCAGGCGGGTCGGGACCATAATTGCTTCCAGGCCTGCAAAATTCGCCGGGATGCTGACCGTCGAAAGATTCAGCGCGTCGTAGTCCTCTTTGCTGATGTATCCCTGATATGTCTTCTTCTTTTTGTTTCCGGCTGCCGGGATTTCATTCACTCCGGCCATCTGGCAGAGGATCGGTATAAATTCTCTCTGGGCCATTTGGACCACGTCGTCCCGAATGCGGGCGATCCAGCTGTATTGCTCTTCGACCTCTCCAACCGTGGCCATCTTCTCGGCGCTTACTCTATTGAAAACTTTAACGGCCATTTTCTCACCTCTGTCCCGGGATCATACGGGTTGGATTGCTTCCGTTGTGTTCGCGTATTCGTCGTTCTCAATAACAGGCGGAATCCGGACCGGAACCTCGCAGCGGATTATCCTGCCTACCTTGGCTGCTTTCCATCTTTCGAGCTCGTCGTATGGTATCCGGATCTTGATCTCGCTGGTTCCGTTTTTCTCCTCCGTGAACGTTCCCATCAGCGGTTTCAAATCGCCGACCAGTCCGGTGGTGGAGAAATCGTCGCAGTCCTCCGCGTAAATAAAAACGCCATGCTTTTCCGCCATCAGATCCACCTCCAGCGCGGGGTGACCGTCAGTTTTGTCAGGTTGTTCCCGAAGGTGACGGTGTTTGTTCCGATCGAAAGTGTCGGGATCTCGCCGGTCATCGTTTTTGCGCTTCCGGTCTCTGTGTAAATGTACCCGGTCTCGCAATCGATATAGACCGGAACGTTTGCGGCCATGTCGTTTATCGCGATGTTCTCTCCGTTAAATGTGAACGTTACGTCTCCGCTGCCCTCGACCTTGATCAGCGGGTATGCGGTCATGTTCCCCTGGCTTGCGATCGTGCCGGTCTCCGTCAGGACGAGCACCGTGTCGACGGCTTCGACCATATATGGCTGGCAGTTGAATGTAATTTTTGCCGTGTCATAGTAACCGCTGTTGCCGCGGATTCTTGTCCATTTGATTTCCTGCTTTACGCTGGCAAGAAAGGCCTTAGTCAGGTCGTCCGATGTGATCAGCTTGCCGGTTCCGTCTGCCCAGGCGTTCACGAGCTGCCGTGTTGCTGCTGTCGCGTCTATCAAAACAAGGACCGCCTTGGTGTCGAAGTTCGCGTATCCGTCGTCGACGTGCAGCGCTCCGTCCCGTCCTTTGATGTAGTATTGCGTGGTCCGCATGGATGCTTTTCCGTGGCTTGGCATTTCGGAAACTTCAACGCCCGGAAGGTTTGCCGTGCTTGCTCCTCTGAAAATTATGTAGCTCATTTTTTAGCCCCCCATTGAGCGGATTCGTGATACGTTGCTGGCGTTGAGGTTCCTCTCCACGCGCCGCGTGGTCAGGTCTCCAACCTTTTCTCCGCTCATCAAAACGTTGACCCTTGCCATGGCGCTGATCATCGCGTCCTCGAGCATTGTGGCTACCTCGGTCGCCGAAGCTCCGCCGTCCATCCGCCTTGCGTTGTCCGATTTTGTGATGACAGCTTCTCCGCGGTGGAGCTCTGCCTTGAATCCATCAAACGGGACGTAATCGATGCCTGTCGCTTTCGGCATATAAGATGCCGATCCGCTGCCGCCGCCGGTCCTGAATGTAATATTGGAAATCCGCGCGGCGACCTTCAGCATGGCCTGCTCGATCTCGGTTCCGCCTGTTGTAACGCTTCCGGATGCTTTCCCGAAGGATTCAGCCATAGTCTTGTTGACAGCGGCTTCCGTGATCGCGATCTGCTGTTCTGTCGCGGCGATCTGTTTTTGCGCTTCTTCCGCTGCTGCCTGTGCGTCGGCGACTCCGTTCAAAAGCTCCACCGTGCTTGCCGTGAATGATTCCAGCTCCTCAGGGCTATAAATGTTGTCCGTGTAGCTGTTGTTCCAGATGCTGTTCTCGCCATCATCCACGAAGGTAGCAAGTCCTCGGATGGCTTCCATCAAATCGTCGACCTCGACCTCTCCGAATCCGTATTCTTGCCCATTGATGGAGATTTTCCCCTGTGCGTTCCTGGCCCATTCTGCTTTCACTTCATCCCGGACCATGTCGTTGTCCCCATAAAGTTTAGCCGCCTGGACCGCATATGCTTTCAGGGAGTCTTCAATGCTTTTCTTTACGCCCTCGTATTCCGCCTGGTACATTTCGGCGGCATATTCCGCCTGTGCTTTGGTGGTCTTCTGTTCACCCAGCAGTTCGTACTGTGCTTCCAGCGCTTTGGTCATGCCTGCCTGGATGGAAGTCTTCCGCATGGCTTCGATGAAATCGTTCAGCTTGTCAATCGCGCCTTGTACATCGTCTCCATATTCTGTGAAAATCTCACCAGCTCCGGGCAGCGTTTCCTCGAGCTCAATCCTGGCCATTTTGAAGGCTTCGACCTGTGTTACTCCGGCTCCGTATTTATCTGTCAAATTCTGAATATATTTTACCAGGGCAGATGCTTTTGCGCTGTTCACGTCGACCTCGGTTATGTCCTTGCTCAGTTGCTCTGTGATTTTGTCTACCTCGGCGCCCTCTCCAAAGAGTCCTTTAAATAGTCCCTCCGCAAGTCCTCCGGCCAGCGCGACGCCTATATCAACGATCCCCTGTAAAACATCAGGAATGCTTGTAACGATATTCGATAATGTCTCCCCGATAAAGCTGCCGATTGCCTTTCCGAATTCCGTTATCTTGGACGGGTCCGCGGATGCGCTTTTAAAGACGTTTGTAAGCGAATCAATCAGCCAGTTTAAGACCTTGCTAACTCCTCCAATCATTTCAGTCCCGGATTCCAGACCGCCCTCCGCGACCTTTGCCATGGCGTCCTTCGGGATCTCCGCGATGGCGTTCGCGATGGCGGTCACCAGTCCTCCGCTGTTCGTGACCGTCGTCACAAGCGTCGGGATGAAATTCTCCATATAAGTGGAAAAAGACGTCTTGAAGTTTTCCATAGCCTTGTCCATGGCTGTCTGGTTTTCTTCATCGCCCTGTCCACCGACCGCGGCCAGCAAATCTTCCCAGGCGGCTGAGAGACTGGCCTTGCTTCCGCTGATGGTTTCTGCTGCTTCCTTTGCCGTGGTCCCGGTTATGCCCATCTCCGTCTGGATCGCGTGAATGGCCAGAATCAATTGGTCAAATGTGATCCCGTCCAGGTTCTTTATTTTTTTGTCCAGGATGCCTGAATCGTTAATCAGGCGGACCATCTCTTCCTTGGTGCCGCCGTAGCCGAGCTTCAAGTTGTCCAGCATCGTGTAGTTCTGTTTTGCGAATCCTTGGTATGCGACCTGAATGCTGGAGATGTCCGTGCCCATCTTGTTGGCGTTGTCCGCCATGTCCGTGATGGCCATGTTCGCAATGTCCGCCGCTGCTTCCGTGTCTCCGTGTAAACCCTGAAGAAGGGAAGCTGAAAAAGACGTCACGGTTTCCATGTATTTGTTTGCGGACATCCCGGTGGTCTTGAAGCTGTTTTCAGCGTATTTTGCGACCTTGTCCGCTGAACCTTTGAAAAGCGTCTCAACGCCGCCGATCAGCTGCTGGTAGTCCGCAAATCCATTGACCGCGTTTCCGATCATGTTCTGGATTCCCTGGAATCCGGCCTTGACCATGTCCGCAATAAGCGCGCCGGCGGCGACGGTCAGCGCGCTCATCTTTTTTGTCAGCTGCTCTCCGGCCTTCTCCGCTCCGTCTACTCCCTTTTTAAAGTCAGAGTCATCGACGGTTATTTTCGCTTCAAGCTCCATTAAATCCATGGCTTATCCTCCGTTTAGCAGCGCGGTTATCCGTCCGCTGATGTGCTGCTTGATCTCCTCCGCGTTCATTTCTTTTTTCTCTGCTGCGAACGGGTTTTTATAAACCCTGTCTACCTGTTCAGCGAATCTCTCCGCTTTGTCCTTGTCTATGTGCTCTCCGGCAGCCAGTATAAATAAAAGCTCCGCCGCGTATCTCTCAAAGCGGGCGTGCTGCCCGAGGGTGTCATGCTCCAAAAGCAAGGAAAGCGCACGCAATGAAAGCGGGTTGTATTCGTAAATGGCCCAGGTTACTTCTGGCCATCCGTACGCGGAGATGATGCGAAAAAACCCAAAACGTCCCCGATGATCGCGTCCTTCAGGGCGTTGGTGTATTCTGCATCGTCGAGATTCTCTGTTTCTTCTTCCGTGATTCCGAGTTTCATGGCGACCAGCTTGTCTGCCGTTTTCGGTGCTTCCTTAATGATCAGACTTTCGATCTGGATCACGACGGCGCTAAATTTTACCGGTTTCATTTTCGCGTCGAATTTTCCCAGGAGCTCGGTCATCCCGTCTATCTCGAAAACTTCCCCGATCAGTTCAAGTTTCCCGGCCAGTTCGTTTCGCATAGTGCTTTTTTCCTCCTCAAAAAAGCACGGGGCGGGGATGCTCCCTCGCCCCGTCTTGGGTTATTATCAGGCGGTCTTTACGACCAGCGTGGTCGATCCAGACTTGATCGCCTGGTTCTGGTTGTTCACCACTCCTACGGTGATCTTCTTCCCGTTGGCATCTACTCCGACGGCGATGTCGGAAGATCCATCCCATTCGGTCCAGGTGTAGTCCGCTTCCTCGTGGTATGCGAGGCTCGGCGCTACCTGCGCTGTTCCTACTTTGTAGATGAAATGCTCACCAGCGCCTAAGGTGTAATCCTTGGTGATCTTGGTCCCGCCGACATTTGTGCCGGCTGCAGATGAAATCGTCAGGCTGCCAATGCTACCGGTTGTCTCAAAAAAGACGACCTCAAACGGTGCGTAGTCATATTCCTGCGCATCGCTCTGGCAAGCGTGGAACTCGACCGCCAGGGCGCCCTCGGATTTGTCCTGGAATGTAAAGCTGATATCCGCGGTATTCAGCGCGTTATACAGGCAGATCAGGACCAGGTCTCCGTTGGAAAGCTCGCCCACCCAGCAAAGATTCGTCAGGTACGATCCGCTGTTGAGGGCGGTAGGCATCTTGACAATCTTCTTGTGTCCGCTTGTGGTAACGCTGGAACCGAGGACCATCGCGAAGTTCTCCGGGGTGGTTTCGACCAGCGTTGTGCTCAGGTACGGGTCCGCGCTGTCAACAAAAGATCCGCCCTTGAAGCGGTAACGCAGGCCATCGATCTGCGGGTTCCTCATCTCGCGTCCGACGTTGAATGTTCCTCCGCCGCGGGTGCAACCAAGGATTCCGCTGTTGTTCGTGATCGCGGTCTGAATTGCAGAAAGCAGCGCCGCCGCGTCTGCCAGGCTTTCGTACGTGAAATTCTTCAGGAAGATCCCGCAGTTCAGCTGCAGCTTATCGAATGTCGCTTCCCGCAGCGCAGAAAGAGATCCAGGTGCGCTCATTGTTTGTTTCTCCTTCCTCCGGGTTAAACACCCGGCAAGTTATAAGCGTTAACCGATAAATTGATATATGCCGATCGGAAATCCCCGTCTACCATGAGCTGGATCAGCGGGGTTTCCGGCCAGATGACCAGGTATCCGCCCTCGAACTCGATGACCTTCATCTCGCCGATGGCTTGAGTGATCTGGTCTGCCTTGCGTATGATCGCGGTGTTGGATTTTCCTCTGTCCCAAACCTGGGCATACATCGAGGCCTTCTGGTTCCATTCCGGCGCGCTTTGAGAGTATGCGATGTATGGTAGCGGTGTTTCGTCCGGGACCGATCCGATCTGGTATGCCGGAAGGTCAAAACCGGAGAAAAACGTTTTTAATGCTTCAGCTGCCTTGTACATTGGTTGTCTCCTCTGCTTCAGCGCTGTTTGGCAGGTCCCATTTTTCTACTTCAATCAGCCGCTTGTTCAGGCTGCTGAAGGATGGCGTTTTCCTGTCCGTTCCCGGGTTGGTAACCCGATATGTCTGGTTGTTATCGGTCCTGCGGAAAACTTCGTGGTAGTCCAGGTCCAGGGTCTTGTCGACATAAATTCTGTATGTCCGGCTGATCCCTTGCTGTTCAGCCACGGTTATCTCTGGTGCGCTTTCGTATTCCCAGGCTGCCTGAAATGTGATGCCGTCCTTCCAGGAGACGTCGTACCCGCCGACCGGGTCGTCAGTTCGTGTCTTGGTCAGCAAAACGCAGGCAATGCTGTATTCGTCCATCAGGCTCATATGTATGGTTTCCTCCAGCGCTCCAGTTGTTTTCCATAAATATCCCGCCATGAAAGCGGTGTGTTTCCTCCTGCGCTGTTGCCGGTCTTCAGCTTGTAGCTGTACCCGTTGAAAGACTCGCTCTCCATCGGGCTGGACAGCACTTCGCTGTTGGATGCCACCCATGTTTTGATCTCTCCGGACAGCGTGAGAAGTGCAGGAGGAACACTGCACACGCGTATCGTTCCGGCAAACGTTTCGTCACGGAGCCCCGCCGCTTTGATTGTTTCCTGTCCGCCTTGGACAGCCGGCGGCACCGTTTCGTCGTCATCGTTTCCGATCACGCCGTCGTGCCAGGTATAGACGCCGTCATTCCTCCTGCTTCCGCAGATCAGGAACCGGTCGCCGTCCTCAGCTCCGAAAGAAGGGGAGATCGCGCCGCCGGAAATGGTATACGTGACCTCCTTCGCGCTGATCGGCACGAAGTAGTTGTGCAGGTATTCCATAATCTCCTGGAGCATCGTGATCTCCCTCCGGTTATTTCTTGGTCGTGCGTTTTTTCGCTGCCGTTTTCCGGCCTTCAGCGGCCTTTTTCGGCGCTTCTTCCTTCCGGACTTCCACCGGCTCGTCCTGAACTTCAATCGCCCGGATCAGCACCAATCCCGCCCGATTGTGCCCGCTCTCGAGCTCGTTCAGCCGTTTTCCGGAGATCTCCCTGCCGTCGAAGGGGAAAGCATCCCCTTCGGCGTAGAGATGACCGTCCGTGTTGTCGCGCCACTCAGCCGTGCTGACGAATTTCTTCATCAGGCGTTGACAGGCGTGGAGATGGCGGTCGCCACATACAGGGCGTTCGGATCATACAGCACCGGCACGAACAGCGCGCTGGCCTTCGTCCAGGTGACCGCAGGATCGTTCTCGGCGTACTGGCTCACATAGACGTACGGGGAGACTTCGCTCTCGCCGACTTCCATGAACTTCGCCGCGGAGACTTCCGGAGGATCTCCCCACAGGCCGTCGCCCAGCTTGTTGTCAGCATGGAAGAAAGCGGCCTTGACTTCGGGGAAGTACCTCTGGCTGGAGACCACCGGACGGCCGTTGTCGCCCATGGTCAGCGGCAGGCTGTAGTGGCCGTCCTGGACGTAGATCCGGCTGATGCCGTATTCCTCGTTCAGGTAGGCTTCCAGATCCGCCCTGCGGACCAGCTGGCCGACCATGTTCGCGCCGTTGATCGCCTTCTGGATTGCGCCGTTCTTGCGCAGCTTCGCGATCATCGCGGAGCTGGTGTACAGGCCGTTCAGCGGCTTGCCTGCGGCCTTCGCGCCTTCGGTCAGCTCGAGCAGCTGCTCGTCCAGCGGCTTCTCGGCGCCGGCACCGAAGTCCAGGGTCTTCGATACGTTCGCTTCCGGAACGCCGAAGTCCACCGTCAGGCTCAGGTTATTCTCGTTGATCGTGAATTTACCGGTCGCCAGGACCTCGTTCTTCGCCACCTTGGAGCGGGTGAACACTTCCTCGGCCAGGTTGTAGCCGTCGTTCAGCACCTTGCGGTACAGTTCGCTCTCATCGGTCACGCCGCGGCCGATCAGCGCGCGCAGACGCTCGCTCTGGTCGATCTTGACCTTGATCAGGCCCTTCTCGATGTTGTGCACATCGACAGGCCTGCGGATGGTCTTCTGGGATTCCACGTCAAAGGCGTGAAACTGCGCCATCACGGGAATGCCGTACTCAGCGGCCATGCTTTCCCAGTAGGCGATCAGGTTGTCGGTTTTCACATCGCCGAACACCTGGTCGATCGGGTCATTGGGCCGGGTGACGTCCAGGCCGACCTGCAGCCAATCCTGCTTGCGGATCATTCCGAAAATATTCTCTTCAAAACGACTCATTTTCTTGCTCCTCCTTTCCCTTAGTCATTGGAAACGACGGTCGCATTGCCGGAGGCAATGACCGCGTTGGTGGAATCGACCACGGCCACGGTGACCTTGGTGCTGCTCGCGGCGGTCGCGGCAGCCGGGAAGGTCGCCTCGGTCCACTGTCCGGAACCGGAGCCGATGCTCAGCACCTCACCCAGTTCAGCGGAAGGCGCCACGCTCGCGGCGATCTTGTACACGGACCTCTCTCCGGCAGCCGGAGTATATCCGCTGTAGGAAATGGCCGTCTTGCCGCTGTCGCTTCCGGCCTCGCTCGTGACAGTCAGCGCGGTCAGCGTATCCTGGCTGAAGCTCTTCGGCCGCACAACAGCGGGAGATGTGGTGATCACCTTGATGCCGGTCAGGACGGCCTCCGCGGACGCTTCGATCGCGGCGGGCAGCCTGTCCTCATACACGGTGCCCCGGGTGACCAGGGAACCGGGCATATCGCCGGTGGTGACTTCCACATCCTCAAACAGGATGCCCTTGGCATTGCCGTCATTGCTCGGGATCACGGCGCCGGCGGGAACGATTTTCTTCTCGCCGATGGTGATCGCCTGGGAATGGCTCGCGGAAACCTCCACGGTCTCCCGGTCGCAGTCAGCGCTGGCCAGGAAGTACCCGGGCGCGTAGCCGCGGCCGTTGGTGTTCTGGTTGAAACTCATGGCGTTTTCTCCTTTCAGGTAGTTTTCGGAGCCTCTCCAAAGCGCTGCGCGTGCCATTTCGCGGTCATTTCACGGATACTGTTGTCAGATCCGCCCGGATTTCCTCCGGGAGGCGGATTATCCACCCGTTCGCCGCGCTGGCGCTGCGCCACCTTGAAGCTGCCCCATCTGGTGTCAATGTCCTTCTTCAGATCCTCGATGCCGTCCAGCGTGCCGTCCTCCTTCAGCTTCATCTTGCTGTAATCGGTGGCGTTCATCACGGCATCCAGGGTCTTCTCGCTGATCTTTTCCTCGGTCAGCAGTTTTTTGTAGGCCGCCTTTACTTTTGCGGTCGTCGCTTCCTGGGCAACCTGGTCCCGGTACGCCTGATGATCGGATTTCTCCTTTTCATACTTGGCTTTCCAGTCCTCGCCGCCCTCAAGATCCTTGACCTTCTGCTCAAGCCCGGGCACCTTGTCTGCCTCGGCCTTGAGTTTGGTCGCATCCCTTTTCGCGTCGTCCAGCTGATCCCTGATCGGATCAACGACCGTCCTGTGAAGGCTGATCAGTTTTGACGCGATCTCGTCGGTATACGCCTCTCCCAGAATTCCACGGATCTCCTCGCGTTTGAAGCTCATGCTCTATCCTCCCATTTCTTCGGGGCCGGTTCGTTGGCCCTACGGAGTTTTTTTTGATCTCCGGACGCATTCCCTCGCGCCCGGGTGCGATCTCTCATAATCCATTTTGATGTTCCGTCAAGGTTCCGGGTAGGAAAAAAGTGTCAAATTTTCCAAAAACCATTCCCGTTTTTGTCAAAAATTCAATAAAAAAAGCATCCGCGTTTCCGCGGATGCCTTCAGGCACCATTTTCATACCCTTGACAGCTCTGATTTTATGATCCTCGCGTACTCCTCCCGGTGATTCTCCACCGCCGGCCTCAGGTACGGCTTTGGAGCCACAAAGGACCCGGATACTGTGTGATGCCCCAGCTCCACATAGGGAGCATATTTCACATTGGTTCCAACTACCTCGGTGTTCTCATCCCGCTGCGCGTGGGTGATGCTGTTGCGCAGGTTGCCGGTATCGACGGACCGGTTTATGGTCAGGTTTTCCTTCGCGTACCGTTCCGCCGTGCCGCCGCAGATTTCCAAAGCCCGTGCTTTTGCCGCTTTGACAGCAGAAAGGACTTTGCTTTTGTGGCTTGTGTATTTTACGCTCAATCCGTCCACCCCATATCATCGAAGTGCTGTAACGCTTCATCCGGTGTGCTGATCCTGCAAACGCCGCCTTTTTCAAGAATAACAAGTGGAAGACCAATCATACCGTCATCATCTGGGTTTATAGGTTTATAGCATTTGTATCCGTTCCATACATGAAGGAATTTTGCTCCCGTATATCCTTGCATCTTTGCAAATTCTTCAGGTTTCATGTTCCAACCCCTTTCACAACTTGACCGACAACATCCGTATCAATATCTTTATCATCTACCCTTAACACTTCCGGGTATTGATAGAACTTATAACCGTATGAAGTCCTTTGCATTTTCATTCTTGCAAGATATTGATCAACCTGTTTCCCTTTGTATGTTTCATCGCATTGAGGATCATAAATGACAAGTTCCCCGGCTTCTTTGCGAATCGTGACAATATGTCCGCTCGTTGATGATCCTTTCCAGCCAAAGCCGATATGATACCTTGCCCCTTCTTCAAGACGTTCCTGAAGTAACGCTTTGAATCGCTTTGGTGTCGGCGGTTCTCCTTCCCATTTTGAAGCAAGCGTAGGTTTGCTCTGGAACATAAACTCAGGATTTTCGCCTGTCTTTTTGTCTTTCCATGCAAGCCGGGTGTTTCTTGCTAATTTGCCGCACATTGGATGATCTTTATCGTTCGGAACAACTTCAACATCATAACCCCTTCGCCTTGCTTCATACGCAACAACACAAGATTGACAGTTGATACGGTAGCCTATCCCTTTTCCGTACTTCGGATTGACTCGCCCTGTATCTGCTTCTTCGTGCGTCATCGGTTCACCTTTAACAATTCCAGCGATCTTTTGTTCTAACTCACTCTTTTCTTCCTTTGCTTCATGCTTTCCCTCTGCTTTCTTGTTTTCTTTCCATTCCTGATAGGTCATGCCGTCAATCGTTTCTTCTTCTCGCCAATCAGGCTTGCTTCGATCTTCGTACTTCGGATAGATGGAAACAATTGTACAGCGGCAGTTAAAAACATCCGCTGGTTTAGCATCCGGATCGCCGGGATATTCGATCTCGCCATACAGAGAAACGAAATTTTCGTTATACGGGACTTCCTGACCGTCAAGCTTTCTGTGCGAATCCCTTGTCCTGCTGTCGAGCGTTGCAAGCCATTGTTTGTGAATGTCAATGCCCATGTCCGCGGCATCATTCATCTGCTGCTGCCGCCCGGCGTTCTGTGCGCCCGTGATCGCCGTGCGGGCAAACAGCATCATCTTGTTCTCGTTCGCGGCGCTCAGGTCTCTGCAAAGCCGGTCTGTGATCTCCGGTATGCTCTCGCCCTGGATAATTCCCTGGCGGACAATACCGTTCACCTTCCGCTCGTTCCACTCATAGTCCTTTTCCTCGTCAACCTTCCACTCCGGCAGGATCTTCGGATCATCCATAATCAGCCGCGCCACCGCCTGGGTGTTGTACACGCCGAAGCTGACCCCGGTGATGCCTTCGCCCTTGAACGCCATGTAGTTGTAATTCTCCGCGAAAACGTCCAGGCGCCTTTCGTTTATCATCTTCGCTGCCTGGCTGTTGCAGCTGTGCATGACCGCGCTGACCTCCCTGATGCTCTGCTGCCACTGGTTCCGGATAAACACCTGCCCGGTCAGCCAGTCCCTGTACTGCTGATCGGTGATCTTTCCTTCTTCCAGCTGCTTGCGTTTCATCCGGTTGGTCTGCTCAAAGCGCTTCTCAAACCCGGCCAGCTTTTCCTTCAGTTCCTTCTGTGCCTTCCGGTATGTGGATTTCAGCTCCTTCGCCGCGCCGGCAATCGCCCTGTCCGCATACCTCGCGCCGTAGTCAGCCATGCGTTATTCCCCCGTTTCAAAGGCAGAATAATCATCTGCGTCCCTCCGCTGCATAATTCCCTGCACCTCGTCCACCGTGATGAACGGGATTTTCTCCAGGATTGTCTGCTCGTCCAGGTAGGGAGCCGCCATGACCACCATTTCCGTCTGCTCCTTCTGGTTGCTGACCCGGTTGCGTTTAAACTGCGGCGTATCCTCCACGCCCATCATCGCCAGGATCTGCTGCACAAACTCGATGATCTCATACTCAAAAGCGTCCGCTTCCTCGTCCATGGGCCAATAGCCGGCGTCAATGTGATCATTCGTCGCTCCGGCCTCGATCGTGTGCACGTCAAAACCGCCGTAATTCTCGTACATCTGATCCTTCAGCTGCTTCATGCAGTGCTCCCGTGCCTCATAGGGAACCTCCTGTGTGAATCCCTGGATATGGCTGTTCTCGCCGTCAACCACCGCCATGTGCTGCAGAATAAGCCGGTCCAGCAGCTGGCGCTTGTCCGCGTCCGTCATGCCCATCGCGCCGCTGATCAGCCAGTAGATCTGCGGAATATCCGTCACATCGTTGCAAAATCCGGAAAGGATCATATCATAGGAGTCAATAATCGGCTTCAGGTTGTCCAGGGCGCTGTCCTTGTTCTCGCCGGAATACAGCGGAAAAATTGGCAGCATGGTCATTTCCCCGGCTCCGGTGATCTCCTCGCCGTAGGCCTCGCTTTCCTCAACCGTCTCGATGTACGGCCTCAGATCCTCCGCCAGCTCCAGAGCGGATATGCTGCTTTTCTTCGGCGGCGTCTTGTACTTGGTGTATCCTTCCTCCGTATACAGCACCGCCGTGATCGGCCTCTTGCCCCAGTCCAGG